TAAAAAGCCAGAGGATATGTTAGTAGATGAGGAAACTATGAGGCAGCAATGCAAAAAATATTCACTTAAACTTTATTACGACAACGAATTATGAAAGAAACAATACAATTAATTAAATTCTTTTTTATCTCAGTTCCAGTATTCCTTTGTGTTTACTGCTCTGTAATGATTTACATAGAAATAAAAGAATACATCCAAAAATATGAGTAAGATAAGAGGACACGAAAACGCACAACCAATAAGATTAATATTTATAGATACAAAAGAGGAAATAGAATTTAAGTCAGTAGCCTATGCAAAAAGAGTAACAGGAGTAAATGAATATCAAATAAAGGAAAGCCTAAACCCACTTAAAAAGAAACGATTTGAATACCAAAATAGACAAATAGCGTTCCGTATTAAGAAATAATCTAATTTTGTGGTATGGCATTACAAACCATTCCAAAACTTACAGGAAAGACACAAACAATTTTTAATCGTTATATACGACAAAGAGATAGTCAAAATGGTTACTTTACTTGCATATCGTGTGGCTCTACTAAAGATACCTCCCAAATGGATGCAGGTCATTATGTGCCTGTCAAGAATAGTTCAGCTTTAAGATTTGATGAGTATAATGTAAACGGAGAGTGCAAGGCTTGTAATGGATTTGACCAATTTCACCTAATAGGCTACCGAAAAAACCTAATTGATAAGATAGGCGAAAGAATGGTATTACACTTAGAAAGTCAGTCAAGACTTATAAAGAAATGGACTAGAACCGAATTAAACGAAATAAACGAAAAGTATGGCGAAACTAAATCCTAATGGCAAGGTCTCCTTTGGGTCAAGGAAAAAAGGAAAGGCTAAAAAGACATCTGGTCCTAAAGACAAACCTACTAAACCTTATAACAGACAAGGCAGATAATGAAAAACACATACGGAAAGAAGCTATATACTTGTAAATGTGGTACAGTTACCGAAGTATATGTATGGTTCGGTGAGATAAAAGAAACTAAATTTAAATGCACTAAATGTGGCAAATCAGTTGGTTATGACAATTTAGAAAAGAAAGTAGATAGTATAATTTCAATACGAACACCAACAAAAAACAGATAATGCTAATTACCGAAATAAAATCAAATCCTAATAATCCTAGATTAATTAAGGACCATAAGTTTAAACAACTTGTAAAGTCTATTCAGGACTTTCCACAAATGCTAGAACTTAGACCTATTGTCATTGATGAACATAATATGGTACTTGGTGGCAATATGAGGCTTAAGGCTTGTCTTGAAGCTGGGTTAACAGATGTTCCAGTAATACACGCAAACAATCTAACCGAAGCACAAAAGAAAGAATTTATTATCAAGGATAATATATCATTTGGTGAACACGACTGGGATTCTTTAGCTAATGAATGGAACATTATAGAACTAGATGAATGGGGTTTAGACATACCAGCTTTTGCTAATAACGATATAGAACAACCAAAGGATAATGCCAAAGGTGGCAAGACTTGTCCTAATTGTGGTGTAACTTTGTAATTCAGTGAAAATTCAGTGATATATGGCTAACGAACAAAATTTAACCCCATTTCCAAAAGGAGTATCTGGCAATCCAGCAGGTAAACCTAAAGGAGTTGAACATAGTAAAACAAGATTACTTCGTTTACTGCAATTAGTTACCAAAGTGCGTAACCCAGTTACAGGAGAAGATGAGGAATTTACAATAGCCGAACAATTAGATATGAAGATAATTGCGAAGGCAATGAAATCTGACATTCGTGCTTATCAAGAGATTCTTGATAGACTAGAAGGCAGAGCCAAGCAAACCAACGAGATAGAACTATCAGGAGGACTGCAAATAAATTGGGAGGAGAATAAAACCTATGTAGAAAACAAAGGAAGCCTATAATGGAATTATCCATAAAACAAACAACTGCTTTAGACCTATTAGAAGATAAAACAACAAATGAGATTCTATTTGGAGGAGGAGCAGGTGGTGGAAAGACTGCATTAGGTTGCTACTGGCAACTTAAACAAAGATTAAAATATCCCAATACAAGAGGATTAATTGGTAGAGCCGTATTGAAAACCCTAAAAGAAACTACCTTAGTCTCGTTTTTTCAGATAGCTAAAATGCAAGGACTAGAAGCCAACAAGCATTTTAAATTCAATGCTCAATCTTCTACCATAGAATTTCCTAATGGTTCTACTATCCTACTAAAAGACCTTTACTCCTACCCTTCCGACCCTAACTTTGATGAATTAGGTTCATTGGAGATTACCGATGCGTTTATTGATGAGGCTAATCAAGTAGATGATAAGGCTAGAAATATTATCAAATCAAGGATAAGATTTCAATTAGACCAAAACGATTTAGTGCCTAAGATTCTTTACACTTGTAACCCAGCAAAGAACTGGACCTACTCGGAGTTCTACAAACCAGAACAAGAAGGCACAATATCTAAGAATAAAAAATTTATTACTTCCCTGATAGATGATAACCCTTTTATCTCTAAGCATTACAAAGAGAACTTACTAACTTTGGATAGTGTATCAAAGGAGAGGCTTTTATTTGGTAACTGGGAGTACTTAGATGACCCTGCACAACTTATAGACTATGATAAAATACTTGATTCTTTTACCAATACTTTTGTTTCTATTGGCGATTCTTATATTACTTGTGATGTGGCACGCTTTGGTAATGACAGTACTGTTATTGGTATATGGAGTGGCTTTCGTGTTAGGTTTTATCAATTCAATGGTAAATCAGTTGTTGAGGTCGCTGAACTTATAAAGAACTTTGCAACCGAACACAAAGTACCTACATCTAACATAGTTTGCGATGAGGATGGAGTAGGAGGTGGAGTTGTAGATATTCTTAGGTGTAAAGGATTTGTCAATAATAGTTCTCCATTAGTAAACCCTGTAACAAGAGAAAAGGAAAACTTTGATAACTTAAAGTCTCAATGCTATTTTAAATTAGCAGATATGGTTAACAAAGCTGAACTTTACATTCAGGCAGATGGGAAACAAAAACAAACTATCATTCAGGAACTAGAACAAGTCAAACAAAAGTCAGTAGATAACGATATGAAAAAAGGAGTAATTCCTAAAGATAAAGTTAAAGCAGCCATAGGTCGTTCTCCTGATTTTAGTGATTGTTTAGCTATGAGAATGTTCTTTGAATATACACCAAGATTTCAAGTAAGTGTATTTTGATGTAAAAATCATAACTTTGTTTAAATTCTAATAATATGGCATTTTTTGACTTCTTAACTAAAAAGAAGATAAACACTCTATTACCTAATATTCCTTTTGATACAAGTGTCGCTATTCAACGAGGTATCGTTACTTGGCAAGGTGGTGATTCAAGAGCATTCGTAAGAGATGGATATATAGCTAACGATATTGTTTACTCAATTGTAAAACTAATTACTGATAAAGCTAAACTTGCTCCATTTCATGTATATAAAGTTAAAGATGAAGTATCTGCAAAAAGATACAAATCATTAATGAAACAACCAGATAAGATTACTAACTGGCAAGAGGTAAATGATTTACATAAGAAAGCATTTGAGATATATACAGGAGACCAAAGATTAAACGACCTTTTAAAATATCCTAATGGAGAAGATACTTGGGCAGATTTAGTTGAGCAATGGTGTGGATTTAAGTTAATAACAGGAAATTCATTTATATATGGAAAACTTATTGAAACAGGAAACAATCAAGGTAAGCCGTTTGAACTATTTGCTTTACCTGCTCAGTATATGGCTATTATCGCAAACATTGAAGTGTTCCCACCAACCAGAGTTGGCTACCAATTATACTACGGAGCAATGTGGTCCTTTGACCCAAAAGAAATCTTACACGACAAATACTTCAATCCTGAATGGACAGTTACAGGTGGACAATTATACGGACAAAGTCCTTTACTAGCAGCTGCTAGAACTTTAACTAGAAGTAACGAAGCTAAGACTGCTGCCGTTGCATCATTCCAAAATGGTGGACCAGCAGGAGTTTTATTTATGAACGATGAAAGATTTGACCCTACAAGTGGTCAAGCAAAAGCACAAGCACTAAAGAGAGCAGTTAGCGAGAAAGGTGGAGCAGCTAATTTTAACTCTATTGCAGTAAGTGGTTATAAGGTGGACTGGAAACAAATAGGTTTAAGCCCTGTTGAACTTAATATTATTGAATCAGAGAAATGGGATATGAAGGCACTTTGTAATATTTACGGAGTACCATCACAACTATTGAACGATGCAGATAACAAGACTTACAACAATCAATTAGAGGGAGAGAAGGCATTGACTTTGCGTTGTGCTATTCCTTTATTAGATGCTTTGACTGATAACTTAAAT